AGTCTTTCTTATCACGGTCAGACGTTTGGGTAAGGGATACACACTGAATATTCCTAGGAACCAGAAGATCCCCACTGGCAGTATGTTGGAAATATTTGGGGCTACCATTAACAGCCGTGGCCATTGTCAAATCACCACTGTTCTCGGAGTAAATACGAGAATATGCAAGGTTATTACCCTGACCAGCCATAAAAGTGACGAAGAACGGCCAGCCGCCAGACGATGCGGAAGCTCTAAGGTTTAACTGTGTCCCTTCGATAGCAACAGTTCCATTTATAGTTGCACCCCCGGTGAACACCGGTCCGGCAGTTGGTGCCCCGCCGAGGGCTGCAAGCCCTGCTGCTGCCGTTTTTGCACCATGCCCACCCTGAGCAACGCTTAGCGCAGTAGTCAAACCAGAAAGTGAGGTGATATCACTGTTTGCGCCTTTGGCCGCCTTAGCCGCAATTAAAGCTGTAATGCTATTCCAAGCGGGGCCGGTATAAGTTGAACCGTCGGGTAACGTGACTGTGATTGTTCCCGTTCCACTAAAGACCTGCTGCCAGTTGGCCTTATCCAAATTCAAGCCGCGGATAGCCTTCGCCACATCGGCGGCAACTTGCGCGGTTATGCCAACAAGGGTAGCATTCGGCACCGCTGTCCATGCGTTACCGGTGGCGGTTGGTCCACCATATGGTGTGATTAACGTTAGTGATGTTGCGGATGCTGTAGCTTTGACACCCAGGGTATACGTCACACCGCCGACAATAAAGACGATAAAGTCGTTTGCTTTTAAGTCGGTGGTAAACGCGGTTCCGGTACCCGACACAGTTGCAGAGTTATTGGTTAATGCGATGGTTCCTGCCGACATGTTTTGCTCCAGGCATAAAAAACCCGCCGAAGCGGGCTCATAATGATTAGTGAGTTCAGTCCAGGCGATATGAAACATCAAGCCTGACGTCTTTACGGGGGTTATTTGTGGCAAACTGCCAGCTGTATACGTCCTGCTTTATTGCCTTTTCAAAGTAATTTTTTGGCTCTGCATTTATTACTCGGATATTTCTTGTTCTTCCCTCTTCATTGATATCATAAAGAACGCTCACATCTCCTGATACACGTAGTTCACCTGCTCGGAACGGATATGTAACTTTATGATTACCTGTATTACATCCAGAAAGTATTAATGCAAATAATATAAATAGTGTGCTTTTCATCGGGTTTCCTTTTTTCTATATATAAAACCCGCTGTCGTGTTTATTCAAATCGAAAATGCGATCTTTGCGACAAATATAACTAATTAAATGTTGGGAATGATTGCATATGGGATCCTCAAGCCATAATTTTTCAAGGTAGCGGCCCACGTTCTTTGATTCTGTCTTGGCCAGAATGCGTTCAAAACTCCTCCTGAGAAAGAAAACATCAGGCCTGAATATCCCGACGTTCCGCCGTCACCTCCGAGGTTAGAGGGTGCGGCGCTGGCGAGTAGATAAGTTCCTGAGCCGATATTTTGAGAGTAAACAGAGTTATCCAAATCGAAACCGGCAGGGATATCAAAAAAACCCAACACCCTCGGGATCTTTGCTGCCGTGACAGCCGACCAAACCAAAGCGCCAGCTGCATTAAAGACATCGAGATAACCACTGGTTGTAGCGACATCCACGCCGGTTCGCGCCATTGTACCGGAATTGGCTGTCCCGTAAGGCTGCCCCCCGTTGAACATCATCTTCGCGCCATTGTTAAATTTGAACCAAAGCAGGTTGGCATCAGCCGGGTAAGGATTGCTTACATATCCCATATCCGTTCCATTTCCGATTGGGGTGCTGATGCTGTAAAAACCCGCATCGGTCACCGCACCGTAGGCTTTACTATCCCTCAAGTAAGTTCCCGTGAAGTCAGAGCTAACAACTAAAGCTCCGGCGGTGTTATAGGTCTCGAATCCACTCATAGAAATCCATACAGATAGACAGTAAGAGTCACAGCAACCGACAGAGTGGTTGTCAGAAGATAGGTATTGAAACCTCCATCTACCGCCCTGCACGCATAAAGGTTTGAAGGATATGCAGCGTTTGACGTTGCTACAATCACAGCAAAACTGCCCGCTGCTGTCATGCCAGAAAATGATGTTGTGATGACAGGGTTTGCAGCCACAGGCGAAGTGATATTAACCGTTCCCAGTAGGCGACAATTATAATCGCCAATATCAGCTACTAAATTTCCTGCCGCGTCCCAGCATTGAATGCCTTGGGGCATTTTTTTCTCCTTACCAAAGACCCATTCGGACACGCTTAGTGTTATTTGCATCGAAAATTTCAATAATATTATTGGTGATCACCATCCGGCCGGTGCCGGACGAGCCGTTAATATAAAACGTTCCAGATTTATTCAACTGCCAGCCTGCCGAATTAACAACATAGTTGTTTGACTGAATAAAATTACCAATCTTCGCGTTAGTTATCGTTCCTTCCTGGATGAACGCATCACTGATAAACACCTGTCCATTTACAATGGCAAATGGTGAATACGCAGCCCCACCACTGCCGCTCATAACAACAAACTGGTTAGCATTAAATCCAATGCGCGTAGTTACTGATTGTCCGGAAGGAGCAAGAACAGCAATCGTCATGCCAGCATCGTAATAATCCCCGTTGAGATTAACGCCAGCCTTCATGCTGTAGATAGCAGAGCCGCCTGAGCTGTCAAACACGGATGTCATTTTCTGCTCGAGCGCCGCGGTATTTAAATTTACCTTGTCCCCTACCGCGCTGACCTGACTATTCACTGCCTGAAACTGAGCAGAAACCAGCGTTGACTGTTCAGCAAACGATTTCTCAAGATCCGCAGTCGTCGTTTGTACCGTCAGGATGTCGGCTCTGTTTTCTCCGTAAAGTTGGAACTGATGATCAACGGAAGAATTGTTATCAAGTGCATTCTGCAGCAACCCCTCAATATTTGTTTCAATATTGCTGGTCAGGCGGTCGCCGTCAGCAGAACTAAGGAAATCATCCGCGATATCACCGAGGTAATCGTCGGCATTATCGTTCACCATGCCTCTGACCCAATCGGTATACCCTGACTCATTCCCGGTCTTATCCACCAACTGAGCGCGGTACCAGAAGACCTGGCCTGCCCTTAATCCCAGCTGCGTATAAATTGCCTGTGGATATGGGACATCAGACAGTAATAGCGGGTTCGACTGATCGGAGTTCGGCGTGTATTGGATTTCTGTTTTCAGCGTGTCAGAGGTATTTTCTGGGAAGCCCCAGTTCAGCTGAATTCCCCAGTTAATGCCTGTGGCCGCGAAACCTACTGGCTTCGGCGGGTTACCCTCTTTGCCCGTCAGGGTAATTTCAAGCGAGTATCCCCATCCGCTGGAGATTTCCGCTGCATTGATAGCTCGCACACGCACCAGATAGCGGCCAGCGTAGATGCCTGGCACTTCGAATGACGTGGTAGAACTTCGCGGCACGTTTACCCAATTGCCGTCGTTGCGCCGCCATTGGGCCTCATACGCGATAGCGTTCGCCGTCGTATCCCATGTGGCCCGCATTGTCTGAACGTTGATACCCTGGTTGACGACAGAGTAAGAGCTGATCTGGATATTAGCGGGCGCAAACTGACTACCCGGCGGGATAACGCTGATTGGCCGCTGATCGATTACTGCACCAGTGTCGATACGGGCAAATTTATCCGGATCATGCAAAACACCTGTGATGCTGTAAGTACCATCGTCATTCTCAGCCGTAGTCGTAATTCGGTATTGCTGAGCGTACAGATCGGAAGACTCAACAACCCAAACGCTTTCAGCTTCAGGTATCTGGGAATAGGATGTGCTGACGGTGACTATATTTCCGTTAACGGCCTGAATCGTTCGGCTCTGAGAAATACCGGTCGGTAAGTTCAGCTGCAACCTGTCGCCAGCCTTTGCGTCTGGTGCCCTGTCCAAAGTAACAACCCGGCCCGATACCGAACTTATTCGCCCACCCGCCACCCTGCCGGATAAGTTTTCATCCGCAACAGAGATGACATAGCCGGGCAGAGGAATATCACCATCAAGTCCTACAGAGAAGTTCACGACACGATCGCTGTTATTGGTGAGGATGCCCCAGCGACCCTTTCGGTTTGCTTCTGACTGTCTGGTACAGCCAATGGCGGTTACTTCGAGCTGGTTGAAAACCTTATAACGGGTGACTAACGCCTGTTCAAAGACTGGCTCCATCGCGTCTGCATAAGCATTATCAGGATCTGACCATGAAACGAGCGCAGAGGTATAACGCGTTTTTGACGTGCTGCTTGAGTAAGTAAAGAGCCCATCGACAACGTTGGCGTTCGTGAAATTGTAATCCACGTCACGCGGCATATCTGCAAGAGCAAAAATCTGATCTCCGCCCCAGTATGTCATCCCCCTGAATATGGCTGCGAAATCTCTCAGTACCGTATAAGCATCGTTTCTGTTCTGCACGTAGACGTTGCATAAATAGCGTGGTTCCGTGCCCGCCCCGCCTTTGCCATCAGGGACCATCTGATCGCAATACTGAGCAACCTGATGGAGAGTCCATTTGTCGATGTTGGCAGCCGTTAGGCGATCACCCAATCCAAACCGATCGGATACAACGATGTCATAAAATATCCACGCTGGATTATCAGTCCACGCCCACTTGAAATTCCCCTGCCAGGTGCCTGAATAGGTTCGAGTGATAGGGTCGTAATTATCAGGCACCCGTACGACGCGCATTTTTGCATCCACTGCAACCTGCGGAATTGATCCGTTGAACTGACTGGAGTCAAACTCGATATACAGCAGCGCGGTGTTGGGATAACGAAGCTTGGCGTCGATAACTTCGGTATAACTTTGCAGCGTCATCGTATCGCCGATTTTGGCGCTGTTGGCGTCCTGAGTTATCTTACGCAGGCGCAGCGTCCATGTGCTACCTGATTGGGGTAAATCAATGCGGTGGCTTCGCTCATAACCCGTGGTTGTTTTACCGGTTACAGAGGTGTTTACAACGGTTTGCCACGTGCCACCATCTGTCTGTAAATCTATGGCGTAGTTGATGCTATAACCAACTAGATCCCCATTATCTTGCTGTCTGAAAAGTGACGGCCATTTGAGGCGAAGCCTGACGGCGGACAGTTGAGAGTTAGAGAATGTTCGCGTCCAAGCGGTCGCGCTGCTGACTTCAGTACCGACATTGATTTCATTATTGGCGCCAGGCAGCCCCTGAATATAAGTTTGAGCCTGGGTGCCAGCGCGAAACTCCCACGCCACGCCGCTAAAGTTACTGGAACCGTCGGTATTGAGTAGAGCCGTTCCATCTAAATAAATATTCTGACCAGTTAAATCCCCCGCCCATTCACCTTCGCCAAGGGCAATTAAGACTTTCGCTTTCGCAATTGACTGAAGGTCATCGGGTTGTTCTACAGGCGTACGGGATGAAGAGCTGCCGCCTTTGCGGCCTCTGATTGCGGTAGCTGTTGCCATATTGAGCCCATAAAAAAAGGCCACCGAATGGTGACCTTAAAGGAATTGGAGGGATTTACTGCTGATCTTCAACGTAAATGCCCGCTGATATGATCGCGCCACCCACACGCCGGCGGCCATAACCAAGAGGAACCGGATAACCCTGTGAGGCAGTGTTCGTCACTCCGCCGAACGCGTAGGAAGCTTGGTTAGCTGAGTCTTGTTTACTGGCGAGGCCGGAAGCTTGGGGGGATAACAACTGAATCACGCCACCCGCTGCCATTGCCACGCCTGAAGCTAAAAGACCCGCGGCCAATGGGGATGCAGTACCGCCAGATAAAACAATCATTACCGCGCCAACCGCAACTAAAACTGCTCCCAAGACCGTTTGCAAAATACCAGCTTTTTTACTTCCAATAACTACTGGTACGATTCTGATAATCTCACCATTTACGGGAAACCCTAAATCTTCCTCAGCAATATTTTTTTTGTCTTTAAATACGGCGTAGGTTATCCCTCTCTTTTTACTGCTTTTCATGTATTGCTCAAAGTTAGGCAAGGTCGCTGCCAATGCTCTAGTTGCTTCAGATACCTTACTTATAGAACGGCTATGAAATCTGCCAAATATGCGCCCGAGGGATCCCGATAACTCAATGCGTGTCATAACTTCTTTCATCAGATTCCACCATAAAAAAAGACCGCATAAGCGGCCTTTTAAAAATTAAATTATTATCACTTTGGAAGTGTGACAGCTTTTATTTCAAGGTTGCCGCCAAGGTCGGCAAATAACCTCACAGCTTTATGCTGGCCTGCCGAAAGGCTAATTTCTTTTTCTGACAATGAATCATCAGAAATACATACTTTACCTTCCCCTTTAAAACCTATATTCCATTCGCCAGGCTTAAGGTGTAAGTCAACCCTTTCACCAGTGTTTAAGAGCGCGGCTCTTTCCCCATTAACATATAATCCATAGAAACAACCGCTACCAAGCATTCCTGTGTCTCTAACAACGGTCAGTACGGGATTATTTTCGTTGGAGTTTTGGAATGCAAAAACACGATTCGAAGGAACAAGGGATGCTTTATCAGGTGAAATAGCCGATGTGGCGCAGCCGGATGTCGCTATTATGCAGAGCGCTAAAATAATCTTCTTCATGCTATGTCCTTGTAATTTGATAAACTGATCATAGCTTTCATGTAAAACAAGGCAAGTCATTAAATTAGATCTTTGTGTCTGACAATCAACATCGTCCTTTCGCGCCAATAACCGCCGTAAGGCACTCGCTGGCTAAGCATGCCGTACATGTGGTGAAGAAGCATATTCCCCTCGAGTAAAATCCCCGCATGGTTCCACTTATCCGACTGCACCTGCATGATCACCATGTCCCCCGGCATCGGGTCTCCTGAGAATTCCCTGAATCCGCATTCGTGCCAGCATTCCTGATAGAAGTTGTCCGGATACTGACTTTCCCACCACGGATAATCAACGCGGTAATCCTTCAGCTCTAACCCGTGCGTTTGCCGGTAATAGCTCATCACCAGCCCCCAGCAGTCACTGTGGCCCAGCACAAACGGGCGTTCAATCAACGGAAGGTCGCCGCGTGGCTGGATAGTGCGAAGATCCCCCTCTGGCCAACTCACAATATGCCAGGGTATTTCAGTGGCATCACACTGCGCTTTATCCAGCTCGCTCGGTTGCGTGGTCGCGTCCGGGTGGCTGTGGACAATGGCGATAACAGCTCCCCAGTCCTCAGCACCAGCATAGCCCTCAGGATCGAGATGAAAATGCTCCGTTGGTTCTGAGGCCATATTACGGCAGGGAAAATACTTTATGACACGTGACTTCTGCGCCAGCACGCCGCAACATTCCCGCGGATACTCGGCCTCGGCATGAGCCATAATCTCATCGATAATCTTCTGTTTCATGATCATGTCCGAAGTAAAGATGTGCCAGGGAAACCGCCGAAGGAAAGCTCGTTGTTTTCCCCGAACCGGAGTTTGCAGCCTGTGAGGTTTCCGCTGCATACGTCCAGAGAAGGGTCACTGACCGGTTTGTTAAACTTGTCGAAATAGCGGGTACCGGCATAATCGCAGCCGTCACCTGAACGGTATTTACCGCGAATAGACCAGGTGCAGAGGGAATGCAGCTGGCGTGTTGGGATCTGTAATCCCTGTAAATCCATCGGGCTGCTGAGGGTGAATTCGACCTGAAGCTTTGTCTCTACGCTTTTACTGTCGATGTAATAAACCTTCAGCTTTTCCTGTGTCGGATCCGCCGATGTATTACCCTCCGGGAAGTTTCGCGCATCGAGATACTTTGCCAGCGTGTCATGGATGGAAACTTTGGCCTGAAGCATGTCGTCGTAAGCCAAACATAAGGCGGTAATAGAGCCGTCCAGATTGGCAACGGTTAGCTTCGGCTGTGCGCTGCTCCCGGTAGTTGAGGACTCAATCCCCTCTATCTGGCAAGGCCATGCCGCATACTCTATACCCTGCCACCAGATTGATTTGGCGGGAAGTTTCGACTCGTCATATGAGGGGGAGCCACCGATATATTCAATTTTAGTGATGTAACGTGTTCCCCACGGCTGGCTTGCCGCCGGTAATGCAACAGAGCTCGCAGAACCGAACGAAAGGCTCGCTGTCTCCCCGGTTGAGTATGTGATTTTTACCCCGGAAGCGCCGTTTGAAGGAATATTAGCTGTGGCCGCACCACGGGTTATAGCTGCCGCAGCAGTGGTAATATAGCTGGAGAGATTATTTCCTTTCTCTGTTTGCGCCCCCCAAACATCAATACCATTGACACCATCACCGGCCCACGTAGGACTTCTTCCTTGTGACAGATTTTGAATTACGCCATACCCGGCATTGCTGTTGGCACCATCCGCGCTGCCGGTAACAGTAGCCGTGGCAGAACAACGGTACCAGCCACCTGAGAGAGCGATGATCGTGATATTTGAAGCATTGCCACTCGTTAGCCCAGTGGACAGGTCAAAGTTGGCGAATGCACCGCCATTTAATCCTGTTGATCCTCCACCCCAAAGAATTTGCAGCACATTAAATCCATTGGCTTTTGCAAAAATAGAGGTTGTTATTACGTCGCCCAGTGAATACGCCCCGGCCACGCTCTGGACAAGTTGGTGAGTCGCATTGGTGGTAAGTGGCACTAGTTTCGAAGCCGTTGACCCGCCGTCAGGCGATGGCCGCGCTGCTGTCGCAGTCATGCCACCTTTTACCCAGAGTGAATTTGCTATGACATTTGAATACTTTAGGTAATTTGTCGCCGCTGGCTCAGGTTCATTCCGCCCTTTAACTACACCACCCAAATACTCAAGTGGCCACTGGTTCGCTGCTGCCTGGTATATTTTCCCATCCTGCCCGATGTAACTGGCAGCGCCAGCACGGGTGAAGGTGACCCGACTATCCAATACCGGTTTATTCAAACGGATCGGACTGACCGGGTTTGTCGCTTCGATTTCCGCTTCGGTGTGTGGGATGTTGTAGGAATGAAACCGGAGAATATCGCCAACACCGAACGCCGTGCCATCGACTTCAAAGAGCCTGACAGTATTGCCCGGCTCAAGTTTCTGATAATCGCTGTTGATACTCATGGTTTAAACGCCTGTTCGAAAGTGGCATCGAGGTTGAATTTGTCCGCACCGAGCGCCGTGGGTTTATAGGTGTCGCAGCGGAACATGCCCAATGGTTCGAGCGGCGGTTTCCAAAGGAATGCCGCTGTCCCCTGATGCGCATCCAGAAACGTTTTAATCGCACCGATGTAATTTTCATTACCGGTGAAACTAAGCGTCCACTTTTGACTTTTGGTGTTTAAACCATCGCCAGCAACCTGCATATATCCGTCGCCGAACTGCACCTTCCTGGTACGAAATGTAGTATCGGCTTCGGCATTTAAGCGTGGGCACCACGTGAATGTTTGAATAGCCATGATCACCTGCTGTTTTTCATTGCGTTCCAGATGTCGCCGCCCGGGCGCAAATCCTTCGCCTTGTTCTGCTGATATAACTGGTTTACATAGTTGGCGATCTGCGTGCCGAACTGTTCCCAGCCGCCCGAGGATTCCGTACTGGCATTGCCGCTGCTGTCTATCGTGATGTAAACCTGCGGGGCACCGCCTGATCCTGAACCGCCTGAACCCAGCGCCCTGACACCCAATGAGCCATCTGCAGCGCGAGTCAGTGGCATGATCGCTTCTGGCCCCGCTTCACCAAATACGCCCGCACCTTTCGCAAAGGCGAACATAGTGGGTGAGCTGTATACCCCGTTACTGAAAGAGCTCAGGGATGGGGAGTCGTAAACGCCGCCTTTCGCATTGAACGAGAGATTGCTGTAAGAACCTGAGGAAAATGCATTTGAGGAGGATGCCGCGGCACCGCCGCCAAAGTAACTGGCCGCGCCACCGGCAATCGTACCCAAAAGGCCTCCCCACGCTGAACTGCCACTGCTTCCGCCCATCAGGCTCACCGCCGCCATCTGGAGCGCCACTTTCTCGATGATCTGCAGAACAGAAACGCCCCATGACTTCCAGCTGACTTTGTTGCCTTCGAGCATGGAGGTCACATTTGAGAAGGCGCTATCCATCGTGGCTTTAACACCATCGGAAACAGTGCCGGACACGTTACTGATTTCTTCCAGCCAGTTGCTGTAACCCCGAGAAGCGCCGGACATCCAGTCAGCTTCAGCTGCCGCCGTTGCCTTATACTTATTGTCCAGTTCTGTCAGTGCAGCGTTGCGTGCTGAGATAGCAGCTGCGCCCTGGTCGGTTTTGGCGAAAACCCGGTTAACCTGCTGCGTTTCATCAAACCGAGAACGCTGACGGTCACTGAGGCCAGCCGTCTCCGTTGTGAGTGCGGTTTCGTCGCGGTATTTTCTGGCAGCGTCCGTGAGGTCTTTCAGCGCGTCGGCCTGCTCACGCTGCTTTCTGACCGTTTCATCCGCTTTCTGATTCCACTTCGCCAGTTCTTCAGATGATTCGCGGATCGCCTTGATTTGCGCTTCCGTCCATTTGGTACCGGTCTGGTGAGACGCAGCGTAAAGTTCGGACGCCTTTTCACCCTCAGTCGCTCTGACCCTCTGCACCTCAATCGCCACACTCAGATCGGCCATCTTTCGCGTGTACTGCTCAGCCTGCGCCGCGGCTTCCCGCTCGGCTTTGTTCTGCTCTTTGGTTGCGGCACTCGCGCCTTTTTTGGCATCAGCTAACCGCTGGGTATTGTTGTATTCGTCTTCTAAGGCTTTGGTGTACTGGATGGAGTACGTGGCATTTTCCGCGCCAGTTTTCCCCATTTTCTCCAAATCAAACTGCGCCTGCTTGCGTACTTTCGACAGACCGGTCAGGCCTGCTAGCTCAGCCTGCTGCTGCCTCTGCTGTAAGCTCTGCTGATCCTTGGTTGAAACTTCTGCCTGCGGCACGCGCATCGGCGAATTGACCAGACCGGCGCGGGACTGCAACAACGTGTTACCCAGGGAGAGAAGGCGGTTAAATTCAGTATGCTGGCCGTTCATCATCAACAGGGACTGATAAGCGGTATTTTGCTCGGCGGCCTGCTG